GCCGAGCAGACGCTTGACACGTCAGTTTACGAACTCGTGAACACAGGGCTTGAGCCACAGATCAGGCTGAAGATCAATCAGGTGTGGCCATCGGTGCGTCAGTGCGTCTCAGATGCCGTCAGAGTGACCGCAATCGCTGGTTATTCGACGGTGCCTGAGTCCATCCGCGCCGCGATGCTCATGCTCATTGCTCAATGGAACGATGAGCGATCCTCGATTTCATCAGTGCGCCAATCCGTGACCTCCGATGGCGGCATTCCGACGCTCCCGAACACGGTTGACGCCCTTCTCGCAAATTACCGCCGATTCTAACCCAGCCTTAGGCAAGCTGCCGCCGCGCCGAGAGGCGCCGCATCCCTTTGATGGAGCCCACATAACATGGCCGACCTTACGATTACCGCTGCAAGCGTTGTTGCCGGTTCGACTGCGCGAATCACCGAAGGAACTGCCGGGGTCGCAGTGACCGCCGGACAGGTTCTCTATCAGGAAGGCTCGACTGGCCTGATGAAGCTGTGCGACTGCAATAGCGCGACCGCAGAGGTTCGTGTGCCCAAGGGTATCGCCCTTCACGCTGCCGCTGCAAACCAGCCTGTCGCCTTTCTCACTCAGGGGCCGATCACGATTGGGGCGACTGTCGCTGCGGGCGTTACCTATTTCGTCTCGGGAACTGCGGGCGGCATTCGGCCAGCTGCCGACAATACCACGGGCGATTATGTTTCAATCGTCGGCATTGCCACGTCCACGACCGTCATTGACGTGCTGTTCCACCAGTCCGGCGTGGCGATGGCCTAATGCAAGCCGGCGACCTTCGGGACCGTATTGCCATCCGGCGCAGGACGGAAACGAAGAACGCTGGTGGCGGTCTCGATATCGGATGGGCCGATCTTGCAACGGTATGGGCGAACATCCGGTCGATCAACGGCAAGGAGGCCGTTATCGGCGGCGTTCTCCAGGGGATTTCGTATTTCGAGATCGTCGTTCGTTACCGGATCGATCTTGAGGTATCGGACCAGATCCTGTGGCTTTCCAACGGCGACAGGGAATTGAACATTCTCTCTGCCGAGGACCGGGACGGAAGGCGGCAGTGGACCGTCATTCAGGCGTCCGACCAGAGCCCGCAGAATGCGTAGGTATGTCCGGGGAGATCGTTCGTTCACCCGGCTCCTCAAGCAAATGCCGGACACCGTTGCCGATGAGCTTCGAACGGAACTCGGAAAGACGGGGCGCTCTGTTCTCGCGTTACAGCGTCGGCGTGCACCGTTCCGCACGGGGGCGTTGCAGGCCGGGTTGTCATACGCGGTCACTCCGAAACGACTGAGCCTCAAGATCGGCCTAGTCGGCAAGGCGATCAACCGCAGGCTCTTTTACGGGTGGTTCGTCCAGTGGGGTCGCAAGGGCGGCGGTCGCGGGGTCAAGCGCAAGAGCGCGAAATACGCGGCCGGTGTCGGCAAAATGCCGCCGCATCCCTTCGTGTTCATCGCCGGACTGAGAGAGCAGATTTACCCGGCCTACCGCAACATCTGGGACCGTGTGCTGAGGAAGGCTGGAGGGCAGAGCGATGATTGATGCTCAGTCTGCAGTTCAGGTCGCCGTATTCTCGAAATTGAACGCCACGTCAGCAGTCACGGCACTTGCTGATGTATGGCAGAATCCGCCCGAGAATACCCAGCCAGGACACAAGGGTCTGGTCATTATCGGACTGGTTTCGCTGGATGCGGATCAGGACATGGCCGGTACCATCGACAAGGCGATCGTCTCGGTTTTCACGCAAGTCCGCAAGACCGACGCCCGCGAGCTTTATGCGCTTAACGCTGCGGTCAGGACAGCTCTCGACGGACAGGTGGTCACTGCATCCGGCGCCACGATTTCGCGCCCGCAGTTCCTCTCGGCCGATCCTCATTTGATGGAGGACGGCCAGACTTACGAAGACGAGCTCAAATTCGAGATGTTCGTACAATAGCCACGGCAAATCCCTCGAAGGAGAGGCGAGCCGATCAATTCGCCCCGCTGTGAAGCGGTGCTTTCCTCAAACGGAGCGCACATAAATGAGCGTCAAACTAGGCAACGACTATCGGCTGTGGATCGAAAGCGCCACGCCGGGAACTTACAACCTCATCGCCGGTCAACAGGATCTATCGGTCAACCGCAACGGACAGACGATCGACATTTCCTCGAAGAACGACTTCCCCTATGCGGCACAGGCGGCCGGCGCTAGGACGCTGAACATCTCCCTGTCCGGTGTCGCCGACCTCCCCGACGCCAACGGCTACACCCGTCTGGAGACGCAGGCCAACCTCACGGTTGCAACTCCGTTCAATGTCCAGGTCCGCAAGGGCGGCTCGTCCGGTTCGGGTTCGGACGTTGTGTTTCAGGGATCGATGTACGCCACCGACTTCAACCACTCGATGGGCCGCAATGACGCAGTGAAATACAGCGTTACGCTGGTTGCTTCGGCGGCGCCGACCACGGACGTGCTCGCCTAATGAGGGTTGGCAAGCTCACGCTGGAGACAGCCGCTCCCAATGCGGAACGGTTGCTCTCCAGCACAGGCTTATCGATCGCGGAAATGCGCTCGATGCTGTCGGGATCACTCGCAGCCCACCTTCTGGCGCGAGCGATCAATGCGTGTCTCGAAGAGGCGCGGGAAGTTGCGTCGCTGGCTCACGAGATTGCCGAGCATGGCCTAGAGATCGTTCGGGCAGAAGTCGCGCAACTCTACGCGGAACAGAAGGAGCCGAAGCGTGGCCGAAAAGCCTGAAGAGGTTGACCTTCTCGGTCAGCTTACGGTCGATCTAGACGCAGAATACACGCTTCGTCCCTCTCGGCAGGCGATTTCAAACATCGAGAGGGCGTTGGGCAAGGCCCTTCCGCAACTGACTGTACAATGCGGCTCACTTGCCCTTTCGGTGGAGGAGTTGGGCATCTGCATTGCCGAGCTGATGAAAGCCTATGCCGTATTCGATACGAGCGCCGGGACCGTTTACAAAGCGCCTAATCCAGAAAAGCTGGCGGACCTCATTTATGAGCACGGGCCCGTCGATACTGCTCGGAGGCTCGCGATCATCTTCACTGGTGCTCTGACTGGTGGATACACCGCGTCGGGGGAAGCGAAAGCGGTGAGGATGACGGAGCCGACCCTGACCGCCGCCTGATCGGCTTCGTCCAGGCCGCTCTTGGCTGGACTTCGCGCCAATTCATGGACGCGACCAATCACGAGATTTTCGCCGCCTATGAGGCTTGGCGAGACATGAACTGCTCGAAGGAGGGATGATGGCAACCGACCGCGCCGTTTCCCAGCTTGTCCTTCAGGTTGACGCGAACATTGCCGTTGCCCAGCGCTCGCTTCAGCAGCTCGCCCAGACGGTCAACCAGACGACCGGGCAGATGAACAACGCGCTGGGATCGACGGCCAGCGCCCACACACGGCTGAGCGGCGCATTCAACCAATCCCGCTTGGCGCAGATGGAATTATCGCACGTCATGACGGCGAGCGTCGATGCCTATGCGGCTGGCGCTTCGCCACTCCGCATCCTCTCGCTTGAAATGGGCCGCGTTGCCCAGGCCGCATCCTTCATGGGCGGCGGCTCTGGCGTGATGGGCAAGGTCGGCGCGTTCATGTCGGGGCCGTGGGGCATCGCTGTCCTGCTTGCCACAGCGGTATTGGGTCAGCTCATCACGAAGATGGCGGCTGGCAGCGAGTCCGTTGCCGACCTTGTGCAGAAGATGCGCGAGCACGCGAAAGAGGCGGCCAAGAGCAAGCTTGCCGACGAGGAATGGTCGCACTCAATCGACGGTTTGATTGAGCGCAACGAAAAGCTCATCGACACCCTGAAGCAACGCCTCAAGACGCAGGAGGATGTCAGCCTTCAGGAACTTCGGGCCGCTCACCGCGACGAAGCCACGGCGCAAAAGGCTGTCACCGACGCGCAGACGAAACTACGCAATCTGTTGGCACAGCAAGCGGCGAGCCAGCGCGGCGTCAGCATTGGGCAGGGCGGATCACCAACCGGCTCTTCGTCAGTCATCGACGCACAGATAGCAAAAGCCAGAGAAGAGCTTGCTACAGCCCAACAGGCTCTCGGGACGGCTCGCTCGGCGATTACGCAGAGCACGATCGCCGTGGGCGAGGAGCAGGGCAAGGCACTCGCCGACATGAGCGCCGCTGTCGATCTCTGGGCCAAGCGATATCAGTCCGCCCTTCACGGGATCGAACAGGCCAACAAGGGCGCTTTGGCGGGACAGACGGAAACCCTCTCCAACGCTTTCGAGTCCGTTCGCAAGGGAGCGAGTGATGCGGTGAGCGCCGGGGCCGGATCGGCGTTCTCAGTCGCGCGAAATCAGGCCAAGGATCTCGGCCTTCAGCTGGAACAGGGCAAGATCACGGTCGCCAAATACTCGACCGAAATGCAGAAGCTCGCCGCATCGCTTGAAGCTGCGGCCAAGGCTGCTCGGGATGCTAAAAAAGGCACTGGCGAGTTCGGCAAAGAGATCAGCTTTACCGACGCGGCCAATATCGCCAAGGGCGCCGGCCTCACCGTTACGAGCGCCTATCGTTCGACCGCACACCAGGCCGAACTCTACAACAATCCGTCCGTCAATCGGCCCGGCAATCCAGTCGCCAGACCGGGCACTTCAGCTCACGAAGGCATCAACGGCAAGTGGGCGCTGGATATCGCGTTCGCTCCCGGCCTCACCCCGGAGAAAATCAAGAAAATCTATGGGGCCGAGGGCGTAAGCCTGTCCG